CGCTACGCGTGGCTTTAGTGAGCGTAATAGGATTCTTGTAAAGGAGGCAAAGCAACAAGAGCTTGCGAAACCACGCCTTAAGGCGCGGCCGGTATCAAACATATTGAAGTCGAGCGTTGCGCGAACAATCAGCCTGAACATGGTACATGAAGGCGCGATGACATTACGAAACAATTTACAGTAAGCCTCGGAAATAGTCGTCATCTTTCGCTTGCGTTGCCTTCATACGTTCAAGGTATGCCCGTGCCGCGTTATACTCCGCTTTGAAGATAAACTCGTCATGGTTGAGTATTTTGCGTATTTTCTCATGTCCCCGGCTGTGGCAAATTTCCGCCACATTCAACTCATAGGCCGTGCCAACGACATCGGGTTCCTCCTGCAGCCATGGATACTCCCGCGGAATATCCTTGAGATTCACAAGGGTGCAGCTGTGTTCATCCTCATAAACATAGCCAAACTCATCGGCAAGAAAATCACCGTCCTCTGGAAGGTCGTCGCAGGTAATGGTATATTCGCATTTGATTGAGTGAATGATGCAATCAAATATGTACGATTCTGGTTCATTGTGAGACCACTCGTCTACATCGCCTTTTTCATAATAGATGTATGGATACATTTTTTCAAGGAATGTCCAGTATCCGTTCGTTGTGTCGCATTCATTGAATAGCTCTTGCAGGAACGGGATGAGAATACATGTCTCAATCTTGTCTGGGATCATGTCAAATAGCATATTGAATGTCTGATCGCCGCGGAGCCTCTTTTGACGGCTTTCAAAGAAACCGCCGAGCCGCTCCAAAAAGTTTTCTTTCTGATTGGAGAAAAATACCGCGCAGAAGTATTCTTGGAACGACCGATGCGTAAAGTGGTATTTTCCACCCTCCTGATAGAGAAGACATAGATTGGCGCACAGATCATGGGCGAAGTCGTCCGCTTTCACGGGTTTGGCGGCTTTCTCGTTGATCCGCAGCATACCGAAATACCGTGCAAACTCATCATCGCTGAATTCGAACTTCCTGTCTCTATAAGTGTGGAAACAAAATTCCGAGAAGTATGCTGAAAATTCGTCAGCTGACAGGCCGGTTTTGAACTCTCGCCGGTACGCGCCCTTGCTCGCGTCGTGAGTTTCATAGAGTGTGACAAACGCCTTGCGATAAAACACGTGCATCTTTGTGGGTATTTCCGCGAACTGCTCGAACGTCAGCAGCATGATTGTAAGCAGCAATGGATTCTCCATAAACGAACGATGGGTGTGGGATAAACGGCCTTCAAGCTGCCGGCGAAACTTCTCCTTTATGGCGGGTTCATCCGGGCGGAATTCAAGCTTGCTGATCAGCTCTATCGATTGTTCTTTCGTAAATGGCTTAATCCTCAAAACCGTAAACCGTGAAAACGACACGAAATTCTGATAGGGACGTGATGAGATTACATAGCAGTTCTTGGGATACTTATCCGTGAACTCCTCGATTGCCTGCTCAAAGCGCCCGCTTTGGCTGCTGTCAATCTCGTCCAGACCGTCGAAGAGCAGCAGGAACGAGCCTTCATGCAGCATGCCGACGAATGCTTTTTTCTCTATACCCGCGCACAACGCCTCAACCTTTGATAATACGAAATCGAACAGGCTGCCCGTCGATTCGCAGTATTCCTTCAGCGCAATGAACACCGGAACGCGGTGAAAGGTTTTAAACTCATGGATAGCGTTGAGCAGCAGGTGGCGCAGCATCATAGACTTACCAAGACCGCCCACGCCATCGAGGATAAGGAAGTTCGATACTTTTGTCAATGTTGCGGCGGTAATGCCTTTTATCTCAATGGGTTGCCTGCGCCCAACCCTATGCTCAACGTGGTTAGGGACATAGAAACTGTAGAACGGTTTCGGTTCGTCCTTGTATAGCAGTGTCTTTACCTCGCCATACTTCTCTCTGGCATTGGCAAGATAGCGGTTGAATGCCACTGCTGAGGCGTCGCGTGTATCATCTTGCGCTTGCGGTACAATAAATGCTACCGAATCTTGCATCGCTGCAAATGACTGTACATACGCCCCGGTTATCTTGCCAGCGGCTTCCCGGCCGATACGGTTGTCCACTGTGGTTGTGAACAGAAACACGCCGGCGAGGAAATCGGATAACACAAACCGGCCCTGTGCTAACAGGGCGTTTTTTGTTGTGCCGCTCACCATTTCTACGGTGGTATCATCATGAATACCCTCATCATTTATGATCATATCACGTATGGCCAATACGGCAAGTTTTCGCTTGTTGGGATCAATGAGGCGTATCACCTTAGCGGCAAAATATTCCGCAATCTTGCACGGATCCGCATCCCGCGCCTTTTTGACGATCTCACCCAATCCATTGCGTCTGCTGTCAGGCAGATTGGCGGCGCATTGCAGGAGTTTGGTGACCGTATAGGAGGTAAGGTCCGCGGTATTGTCTACGGACTTAACAATCTCGTTTAATAGCTCCAACTTTTTCAGCCGCGATATGCCGCAGAGCACCAGTACATTCGCGAACGTCCCAAAGCAAAGTTTCATCATATCCTCCACTGCCGGGAATCCAAAGGCAAACCAAAGGATTCCTGATAAAACAAAGACAAACCCAAACCATTCCAAAGCCTCAATATAATTACAACCAAAGTTCGCGTCAGTACACTTATATTCGCGAGGCTTGATCCGGACAAGCCTCCCACGAGCGCTCGTGTAGTGTAGCAAAAAACAACAAGCAAAGCAAGCCGCGGCAACGCTACGACATTTTTCTGTTTGACTGGGGGGACAAGCTATATGCAAACGAAGATGCCCATTCGCGTCAGGCCTTTTGAGCATCAACGCAATGCCTGCGACGCGGCCATCGACACCTTTTACTCCGGCAGGAGCCATGGGTATGCGCTTCTCCTGCAGATGGGGTGCGGCAAGAGCCTTACCGCTATTGGCATCGCGGGCCGGTTGTTCCTGGATGGCACGATCCGCCGTGTCCTCGTGGTGGCGCCGCTCTCTGTGCTTGGCGTGTGGGAGGAGGAGTTCGCAAAATATGCCGGCTACGATTACATTCTTATCACATTGGAGGGCAGTGCAGCCAAAAAAACCGAAATCTTGCAAAACCTCGGCTGCCATAGCACCCATGACCCTGACGACGCACCCTCTTTGACAGTGGCCGTTGTCAACTACGAATCCGCCTGGCGGCTGGAAAAAGAGATCACGGCGTGGAGGCCTGATTTGATAATAGCCGATGAAGCGCACAAGATCAAAACTCACAACACCGCGGCATCCAAAGCCATGCACCGGATCGGCGCGAAAACCACCTACAGGCTTCTGCTCACCGGCACAATCATCACCAATAAGGCGCTGGATGTGTTTTCTCAGTACAAGTTCCTGAATCCCGCGATCTTCGGCAACAGCTTCTACACATTCCGCAACCGGTACTTCGATATGACGGGTTACGGTGGATACACCCCTGCGCTCAAACGTCACATGGAGCCGGAGTTAACTCAGCGGATGCACAGCATCGCGTTCCGGGCGACCAAAGCCGAATGCCTCGACCTGCCGGACATGACCGACATTGTCCGACCCGTCCCGCTCGAACCCACGGCGATGAAGCTATACCGTGCCCTGGTGAAGGACAGCTATGCGGAACTTGACAGAGGCGAGGTGACAGCAGCCAACGTCCTGACCCGGCTGCTCCGGCTCTCCCAACTTACGGGCGGTTTTGTGGGCGACGACGATGGCAATGTTCAATCCGTCAGCACGGCCAAGCTGGACATGCTGGAGGACATCATCGACAGCGCCATGGAGGAAAACCGGAAGCTGGTTATCATCGCAAGATTCCTGCCGGAGATCGCTGGGATCCGCAAGCTGTTAGAAAAGCGAAAGATCAAATATTCATGCATCACGGGAGATATCCCGGACTGCGGCGAGCAGGTGCGGCAGTTCCAGAACGACCCGGAGGTCATGGTGTTTGTAGGCCAAATTGCCACGGCGGGGCTTGGCATCACACTGACAGCCGCCAGCACGATGATATTTTACTCTCTCGATTTTTCTATGTCAAACTTCGAGCAGGCGCGAGCCCGTATCCACCGCGCCGGGCAAAAAGAAAAATGTACCTACCTCTACCTTGTAGCCCAAGGTACCGTAGACGCCAAGGTGTTTCAAGCCCTGCGCGACAAGGCGGATCTGGCAAAGCTGCTGGTGGACGATTACCGAAAGGGGCTGAACCCTTTCACATGGGAGGAAAAAAATGGACCGGATATTTGAACTGGCCGACCAACTGACCACCCTGCGGGATGAGAAAAAGAAGGTGAAGGAACGGCTGGAAAAGCTCAACGCCGCTATGGACGATGCGGAGTACAAGCTCTCTGAGGCAATGGCGGCAACGGAAACCCAGAGCTTCTCCCGTGCCGGCACTCTATTTTACCTGACCACTACAACCCGTGCCTCGGCTGTCGCGGGCGCGAGGGATGTGCTATTCAATGCCCTGAAAACCAACGGTTACGGGGATCTTGTGTATGAGACGGTGAACGCCAACAGCCTGTCCTCCTTTGTGAAGGAACAAATCGCGGAGCATGAAGACCGGCTCCCGGGCTGGCTGGAGGGGCTGGTTAGTGTCTTTGAGGAAACGACGGTCGGCGTACGCAAAGCAACTAAAAAATAAGAAGGAGAACGATTATGAACAAAAACGAAATCGCCGCCATGGACACGGAACGTGGCTACCTGGCGCTCAGTGACTTTAACCTCAACGAAGCGTTGTCGGAAGAACTGGCCGGGCTGGATGGGGGGTTTGAACGCATCAAGCTACCGGCAGGCGGCAGCACAACCTTTGAGATTCCAGGCGAGGAGCCGGGCAAGACGGAGGCGGTCAAGGAATTCTCCGGCGTTATCCTTTACCATCATCCGCTGTATGCATTTTATCGGGACAAGTATGCGGGCGGGACCAACCCGCCCGACTGTGGCTCTTATGATGGCGTCACTGGCCAGGGCGATCCCGGCGGAAGCTGTGCCGCCTGCCCGCTCAACCAGTTTGGCAGCGGGGAAAACGGTGCCAAGGCGTGCAAGAACCGCCGCCGCATCTACATCCTGCGCGAAGGCGAAATCCTGCCGCTGCTGCTATCCCTGCCAACCGGCTCATTGAAGGAGTTTAGCCGCTACGTGAAACGGCTGCTGGCCCGCGGCAAGAAAACCAACAGCGTGGTTACCCGTTTTTCGCTGACCAAAGCCACAAACGCTGGCGGTATCGCGTACTCTCAGGCACAGTTTGCCGTGGAACGCGGCCTGTCCTCCGAGGAATACGCGCTGATCGGGCCGCTGTCCGGACAGATCAAGGCCCGCAGCCGGATTGTCAGCTACGAGGTGGATAACCCAATGGACGCGCCTATGGCGGACCCGGAAACTGGCGAGATTATCCCGGCGCTGAACTGACATCACCTGTGGGGGCTGGAAGCTCGCCGCGCCAGCCCCCACGCGGCCTAAATGGAGGCGTACCAATGTATCGAATGACAACAAATATCAAGGATGTCCGAGACTATCTTTCAGGCGCGTCCAGTATTGCCTGGGACTTTGAAACCGCCCCGGATGAGCAATACCGGGATGAGGAGCGTGCGGCGCTGGATCCGCATAAAGCGCATATTGCTGGCGTTAGCTTTTCCACAGCGGAGGATGACGGTATTTATGTTCCGGTGGCCCATAAAACCGGCGACAACGCCGAGCCTGCGGAAATGCTAAAGGTTCTTTCGGCGTTCGCTGCCAATCCCCGCATCACAAAAGTGGCGCATAACCTGGCGTTTGAATCCATGTTCCTATACAAGCACGGCATCGTGGTCCAGCCGCCTTGTTATGACACCATCGCGGCGGCGCAGATGACGCTCAAGGGGAACGCGGCATTCCGCTCCCTCGCTGACAGCGGTTTGAAGCTGCTGGCGGCCTCTCTGCTCGGCGCGGACATGCCCGGCTTCAATGCCGCGGCCGTTGGACGGCACTTTGATGAGCTTGACCCTGCCGGCGCCGAAACCATCAACTATGCCTGCGCCGACGCTGACTACACCCTGCGGCTGTACCATCTTTTCAATCGCTGGTTTGACCGTTGGCTCCCAAAGCATCGCATGATTGTCGAGCGGGTGGAATCCCCCGCGGCGGTTTACTGTGGCGTCATGAAGTACAACGGCCTGCTCATGGATACGGATGCCATGCGTGAAAAACAGAAGCGGGCAGCGGAGCGGATGCGGAGCTTGCGCGCACGGATCGCCGGGATCATTGGCCCGGTGGACATCGGCGCGAACGCCTCAACGTCTTCGTTCAAAAAGCATCTGTTCGATACCCTCAAGCTCCCCGTGATGAAAACGACGGCCAAGCATCAGGAAGCGGCTGATGATGAAACGATGATCATGCTGGCGGAGTGGTGTGAAACGAACCGCCCAGGGCTTGTCCCCCTGTTCGAGGCCGTGCAGGAATACCGGAAGCTTGGCAAGATCGGCGCTACTTACATTGAGGGTTACCTGCGTCATGTCAACCCCGTTACAGGCCGGATTCACCCAGATCTCATGCCCTTGGCAACGGAAACAGGTCGGTTTGCCGCGCGCAGCCCCAACATGCAAAATTGCTGCCGTAAGGACAATGACCCTGTGGGCGTGCGCGGTTTCATCATCGCGCCGGAGGGCAAGGTACTGCTATCCTTGGATTTTTCCCAAATTGAGCTCCGGGTTGGCGCTTTCTATTGCCGCGACGCCCGGATGCTGGAAACCTACCGGAACGGCGGTGACATACACGCTCAGACCACATCCATTATCTTCGGTATTCCGTTCGAGGAGGCAATCGATAAAAACGCGCCCTTCTACAAGGAGCGCCGAACCATCGGCAAAGCTTGCAATTTTGGCGTTTTCTTCGGCCTATATGCCAAGGGCCTCCAGCGGAACCTTCGCTTCAAGGCTGGTCTAAACAAATCGCTTGACGCGTGTGAAGCCATCATCCGTAACCTGAAAAACGGCTACCCGCGCCTAAAAAAATGGCAAGAAGAAACGATTGCCCGTGCCAGACATCGCCGCTACAGTGAAACATGGCTGGGACGGCGGCGATACCTGCCAGGGATCACCTCGGAAGAATGGGCGAAGCGAAGTTACGCGGAGCGCTGCGCGCTCAATAGCCCGATCCAAGGCACAGCAGCCGACATCCTCAAGCTGGCGCTTGGGCGTATCATCGCGGGATTGCCGGAACGCCCGTGGCTTCGGCCCCTCCTGCAGGTACATGATGAACTCATATTTGAAGTACCTCATGAGCGGCTGGGGGAAGCGGTGATCTTTGTTCGCGGCTGTATGGAGGCAACCCCTTTTCATGACTTCGGCGTGCCTATCATCGCGGAAGCAGCCTATGGCCCAGACTTCGGCCATATGGCGGAAATGGAGTAGCACATGAATACCGGTATCAGCAGACGCAACAGCGAGGGCTACTCAGACCCGACCGCATATCTGGCGCTGACCGCTGCAATGGACAGCGTGGAAAGGACGAAAAAGACAGTGAGGATTCAAAGGACACGGAATGGCTACCGGCCACTGGTATATATCTGTTCTCCGCTGGCCGGCGACATGGACGGGAACATGCGGAGGGCCCGGAGGTTCTGCCGCTTCGCCTTAGAGCGTGGCGCCATCCCCATAGCGCCGCACCTGCTGTTCCCCCAGTTCATGGACGAGAAGGCCGATGGAGAGCGCGGCCTTGCCCTGCATATGGGGCTTATCCTGCTCGACAAGTGCAGTGAGCTATGGTACTTCGGCACTACCGTCAGCCCCGGCATGAAGGCAGAAATCCGAAAGGCGCTTTATCTCGGAATGCATATTCGGCGCTTCACGGAGTGCGGCCAGGAGATCCCCCTATGAGCAATTACCGATTTCCCCCTGAGCTCATCGCCCTGCCGCAATGGGTGTGCTGGAGGATGATGCCTGATCCTAAAGGAGGCAAAGACCGTAAGGTTCCCTATGACCCGGCCACCTCGCTGCGCGCGTCCTCCACCAACCCTAAGACATGGAGCACGTTCGAGGCGGCGCTGTCAGCCTGTGAGGAGTATATCTACTCCGGCTTGGGCTTTGTATTCACCAGGGAGAGTGGCCTTGTCGGTATTGATATCGACCATTGCCGCGATCCTTCCACGGGTTCCCTGAACGATACGGCGGCCGCCATCCTCGGGCGGCTTTCGGGCACGTATGCGGAGATTAGCCCGTCAGGTACGGGAGTCCATCTGTTCCTGTACGGGGAGATCCCCGGCAAAGGCAACAAGAATACGGGCAGCGGCGTGGAGATGTACGCCCATAGCCGGTACTTCACCATGACGGGCAACCCGCTCGAAAGCGCGCCCGCCGCTATCGCCCGCGACGACGCCGCCCTGAAATGGATATTCGAAACCTACATCAAACCACCAAGAATGGCAAGGCGGAAAAAGAACCGGGCCGCGCCGCCCGGATCGCTTTCTGACGACGATGTGCCGGACAAGGCGCGGAGCGCGAAGAACGGCGACGCCTTTGCCGCGCTCTGGGCCGGGCAATGGCAGGACAGCTATGCCAGCCAGTCCGAGGCGGACCTCTCGCTGTGCTGCTCTCTGGCCTTCTGGACGGGCAAGGACAAGGAACAGATGGACAGGCTCTTCCGGCAAAGCGGCCTGTATCGGCCCAAATGGGATACTGTCCATCATGCCGGCGGCGCGACGTACGGCGAGGAAACCCTGGCCCGCGCTATGGATCTTGCGGAGGACGTTTACAGCCCAGATGCCGATAACACCATTTTTGAACGTGGCGGGCGGTATTACCGCGCCAAGGGCGATAACGTGTACCCGATCACCAACTTTGTCTGCGTGCCTCATGAAATGATCGTGTCGGAGGATGAAACGCAGATGGCCGTTGATCTCGTGACCACGCATCATGAGACGTTTCGCCTGACGTTCATGACCACTGACTTTGGCAACCTTCAGAAGTTCAAGAACGTCCTGAATAAGCGTACCATATCGCTGTCCTACACCGGGGGTGAGGGTGACCTTGAACTGCTCAAAGGCTATCTGGCAGGGCTTCCGTGGACAGTGAAACACGGCGTCAAGGCTTTGGGGATTCATCTATACGGCGGCTGCTGGGTATTCGTATCGCCGGACGGCGCCATGGGCAGTGGCGGAGACAATGTGCTGGAGGATGTAGTGCAGCTGGAGAAGCATCAGGGCATTGAGACGGGTATTCAGCGCCGCAAGGCTATTGACGCGGACGGGCTTATGGCCTTGGGTCCATCGCTGCTCCGATACAATGAATCGGCTAAGACAGTGGCGGTACTGGCGTGGTGCGCGGGCTGTTTTATCAAGGAGCACCTACGACAGGCTGGCATCAAATTTCCCCACCTATTCCTGATCGGCGAAGCGGGCAGCGGCAAGAGCAACACCCTGGAGCGTGTCATTCTGCCCGTATTCTCCCGCACGAAGGTCATCGCGGCCACGCAGGTCACGGCGTTTACGCTCATGAAGGAAAGCGCCTCCAGTAACCTTATCCCTCAGGTCCTGGATGAATTCAAACCTTCCAAAATTGACCGGATCCGCCTCAATGCCCTGTATAACCATATGCGCGACACATATGACGGACACGCGGGCCTGCGCGGCCGGGCTGACCAGACCGCCGTGAGCTATGCGCTCCTCGCGCCGCTGATCATCGCGGGTGAGGAATCACCGGACGAGGCCGCCATCCGGGAGCGGAGCATGGAGCTCCTGTTCTCCAAGCGTGATCTAAAAGACTCCGCCTGCCGTGCCGCGTTCCAGCAGCTGACGCGGATGCCGGACGCGCTGGCGGCCTTTGGGCGCGGGCTCCTGGATACGGCGCTGGCAACGCCGGGCGCGGACGCAGTCACGTGGTACGACGAATCGTTATCGCTGTTCAGCAAGGAACTGCCGACACGGATCATTAACAACCTCGCATGCTGCATGACGGGCCTGCGGTTGGCCGAAAAGCTATGCGTGTCCCTTGAGCTGGCCTGGAATGATGTGTTCTCGTTCGCGTTGAATGGCTGCGCGGTGTGTCTTCAATACGCGGCCCGTGAATACCTGCTGGACGGAGGGGAGACGAACAAAAGCGTGGTCGAACAGACTCTGGAAGTCATGGACCGCATGGGGCTGGATGAGGAGGAATGCCGGATGCTGGAGAATGGTACACAGGCCGCGGTCCACTTCAAAGGCGTATATGATCGTTATACAAAATATCGCCGTGATCATGCCATCGTAGGGGAATGCCTGACCTACGCACAGTTCATGAGGCAGCTCCGCAAGTCGGAGCTGTATGTAGATGAACGGCCGGTGCGGTTCAACAGCGAGGTTCACTGGGCGGTTATCCTGAACTATGCCACATTGAGGCAAAGATGTGATGTGACAGGGTTTTCCAGCGGCGGGATTAAGCCGCTGGGCTCTGGCACAGTGTAAGGTTGTAATGAAATGAAGAGTAAAACCTTACAAAAACATTACAGCCCGGAAGCCTTGATTTTATTGGGGTTTTACCCGCTTTGTAATGTTGTGATGGAAAAATCCAAAATGTGTATATACGTACACGCGTGCGCGCGCACCTATGCATACGTGCACGCGCGCGGCTGTGGCGCCCTATATCGTTTGGGGGCATTTTTACCTTACACATTACAAGAGGCCCGCCATGCTGGAGCGTGATATAACCGCCGCGATCCTGCGGCACCTTAAAACCGTGCCCCACTGTTTCGCCTGGAAAACCCACGGCGGACCTTACAGCACGGCTGGAATCCCGGACATTATCGCCTGCGTAGGCGGGAGGTTTGTCGCCTTTGAAGTCAAGACACAAAGCGGAAAGCTCACAAAGCTGCAAGAGGTCACCATACAGCGAATCAACGAAGCAAAGGGCAAAGCCTACAAAGTTCAAAGCGTCGAGGAAGTCAAGGAGATTTTTAAAAACCTTAACGTTTGAACAGGAGGGTTCCCCTATGATAGCTTGGGCATATTTGGATAAAAAAGCCGCCGCTGTGGATGCGCTTAAGGATTACGTGGCGATGGAGTTCATCATCATCAATCATGAGGATGTGGAGAAAGAATTGCGAGAAAGCATGACCAGCGTCCGCTCCTCCAGCCCAGCAGGAATGCCTTACAACCCCGACCTCAAACGCGGCGAGGCGCGGATTGCAGCGCGGATTGACGAAATAGACATTCTCAAGGAACGCTATCGAAGCGCTGTGGAGTATATGGCATGGTTCAAGCCCGCGTGGGATGAGCTTAAAGAAGAGGAACAGATTGTGCTGTCAGAGTTTTATCTCCACAACGATAATAGTCAGGAGGATTCGGTTGGCCGCATCTGCAATCGCTTTAGGATCGAACGGTCTTCCGCTTACAACAAGAAAAACCGTGCGCTTGCCCGTCTGACAATCCTTCTTTACGGCAGATGAGTAAAGTGAGTAAAATCGCGGATGACTTTTGCTTTTAGCGGTGCTATACTGACATTGTTAAAAGATATATCACAGCGCGAAGCCTTCGGTTCAATCGAGCCGGGGGCTTTTGCATTGCCTTGGAGGAATCAACATGCCGCGTAAGCCCAAGAAGCCCTGTGCGTATCCAAACTGCCCTAGGCTAACAGAAAGCCGCTTCTGCGAGGAACACGCCAAGCGGGACGCGTGGGAGTATGAACGCTACCGACGAGACCCTACCACCCACAAACGCTACGGCAGAGCATGGAAACGTATCCGTGACCGTTACATCGCGGCACACCCATTGTGCGAGCGGTGCGAGGCTGCCGGCCGGATCATATCCGCCGAGGAGGTGCACCACATCCTGCCGCTGTCCCAAGGCGGGACACATTCGGAGGATAACCTCATGGCGTTATGTGCGTCCTGCCATTCTGGGATTACTCTGGGTGACAACAACCGGCATCATAGAAAATCCTTTTGACGGGGGTAGGGGCGGCCTGAATCTCCGCAGCCTTCCCAGCCGTGCAACGGCGTGGGGTCACGCACGAAAAATCGCGCTTTCAAGTTGGGTATATAAAAACTTGATGGGAGGGTGGCGTCCGCGGCGAAGGATGGTACAAACCGGGGCAGCGTGGACCGGCGCGGACAGAAGAAAAAGTCCCCCTGAGATTATAGTTTCAAAGGCAATCCAAGCAGAATTTACTTGCAATTTAAGGCTTTTAGAGTGATGAATGCTACCTACCAAAGCGAAAGGCAGGTATTGTTTATGTCTAATTACCCCACTGCATTCTTCATCGCGAACCCATCTCTGTTCGAGGATTTGATGCGCCCACACCTTGCCGGCCGGCGAAAGCCCTATGTGGTAGAAAAGATGATTGAGCTTGCGAGGATCGACTATGAAAACTTTATCACTGATCTTACCGTTGACCGATGGTTCATTGAAAAATATGCCGGGCTATGCAAGGTTGATAAAGCTGGTGTTTGGCATTGCATTCTCGTTCGGCAACGCGGCAGAACGGATGGCGTGCTGGTGATGCCAGAGGGGCGGGACTATCCCAAGTGGGCGGCATATATATCCGGCGACTAACGGGCAAGCAAGATAGACACGAGGGAGTAGCAAAACATACCATTATCGGGGCTCATCTTTGGTACATTTATATTGCGGAATTCTCTTGCTATTTAGGCCGTTTAGAGTGATTAATGTACATGCAAAAAGCAAACAAAAACAGGAGGATGGAGAAGATGGAAAAGACATTGGAACGGATCGCGCGGGAACAGCTTGGCCTTGAAACCCTTGAAACGCGGAACAACGACGACCTGGATTTTCACGATCATGGCATTTGGAGCCTCAAGGCAGCGCTGGAAGCGGCATACAAGGCAGGACAGGCGGCTGCAGAAACAAAGAGATGATTCCATAACGGTAAAACGCCGGAAACAAAAACAAACGGGCTTCACAAGGCCCGTTTTATCTTTCTACGAAGCCAGCTTGAGCGCAGTCGACAAGCAGCCTTTAAATGCTGAAAGATGATATCAAGGGTGGTGGGAGGTGACGCATATGGCAAACGGACACGGCGGCGCAAGAATCGGCGCCGGCCAAAAGAAAAAGCCGCTGGCTGAAAAACTACAAAACGGGAATCCCGGCCACAGGCCGTTGGAAGCTATCACATTCGAGGCGGCCGACCTGCCGTCCGAAACCATGCCGCCACCCAAAGAATACATGGTGGCGCGGCAAAAGGACGGCAAGGATACCGTGGCAGTGGATGTGTACGAAAACACATGGAAATGGCTGCAGGAGCGCGGCTGCTCGCACCTCATTCCCGCGCAGGTGCTGGAGCATTACGCCCAGACAGTCGCCCGATGGGTGCAGTGCGAGGAAGCCATCACTACTTTTGGCTTTCTTGGCAAACACCCCACAACAGGCGCGCCGATCCCATCGCCATTTGTCTCAATGAGCCAAGGCTTTATGAAGCAGGCCAACAACCTTTGGCTGATCATTTTTCAGACGGTCAAGGAGAACTGCTCCACACCGTTTGATGGAACAAACCCGCAGGACGACGTAATGGAGCGGCTGCTTCGGACGAGGAGGGGCTGATTATGGCAAAAGGCATGAACACGGCGGAGCGCTTTGAAAAAGTGGGTATCGGCAAGCTCGTCCCATACGCGCGCAACGCTCGAACACACAGCAAGGAGCAAATTCTTCAGCTTCGCGCGTCCTTGCGTGAATTTGGATTCGTCAACCCAGTCATCGTGGATAAGGACTTGAACATCATTGCTGGGCATGGGCGCGTCATGGCTGCCAAAGAAGAAGGCATAGCCGAGGTACCCTGTGTGTTTGTGGAACATCTCACCGAAGCACAGAAGCGCGCCTACATCCTTGCGGATAACCGCCTCGCCATGAACGCGGGCTGGGACGCCGGGATGCTGTCGGTGGAATTGGCGGATTTACAGGGCGCTGATTTTGATATCTCGCTCCTTGGCTTTGACGATGCCGAGCTTAACAAACTACTGGGCGGCGCTGAGGACATCAAGGATGACGATTTCGACGTGGAGGAAGAGCTTCAAAAGCCCGTCATCACCAAGCCTGGCGACCTGTGGCTGCTGGGCAGGCATCGCCTGGTCTGCGGTGACAGCACGAAGGCCGAAACCTTCGCCCTGCTCATGGACGGAAAACATGCCAACCTTGTGGTGACAGACCCTCCGTATAATGTGAATTACGAAGGTACGGCAGGAAAAATCAAGAATGACAACATGACGGGCGAGAAGTTTTATCAGTTCCTGCTGGACGCTTTTACCTTCACGGAAAAAGCGATGGCGTCCGATGCCAGTATCTATATTTTCCACGCCGACACCGAAGGGTTCAATTTCCGCAAGGCGTTTGCCAACGCGGGCTTCTATCTCTCCGGTACTTGCATCTGGAAAAAGCAGTCGCTGGTACTGGGGCGCTCACCCTACCAGTGGCAGCACGAGCCGGTCCTCTTCGGCTGGAAGAAAAAAGGCAAGCACGCCTGGTATTCCGACCGCAAGCAGTCCACCATCTGGGAGTTTGACAAGCCTAAGAAAAACGGTGACCACCCGACCATGAAGCCGGTGCCGCTGATGGCGTACCCTATTCTCAACTCCAGCATGAGCGGTTGTATCGTGCTTGACCCCTTCGGCGGGTCCGGTTCCACCCTCATCGCCTGCGAGCAAACCGGCCGCATTTGCTATACCGCCGAACTGGATGAAAAGTTCTGCGACGTGATCGCTATGCGATACAGTAAGCAGGTCGGGAGTGCGGAAGGTGTGTCGCTGGTCCGAGACGGTGCAGCCATCCCCTACACGGAGGTGGCCGTCGATGGATAAACCACTCACCCTCGGTTCACTGTTCTCAGGCAGCGGTGGCTTTGAACTTAGCGGCCTGCTCTGTGGAATCAAGCCGCTTTGGGCGTCCGAGGTGGAGCCTTTCCCGATAAGGGTAACGACGAAGCGGCTTCCACAAGTCCGTCACCTCGGCGACATCAATACAATAAACGGCGCGACCGTACCGCCTGTGGACATCATCACAGGCGGTTTTTGCTGTCAAGACCTTTCGGTCGCGGGCAAGCGAGCAGGACTTCATGGCGAACGATCAGGCCTGTTCTTTCAAGTTGTACGCATCATCAAGGGGATGCGCGAAGCCACAGGGAACGAGTATCCCAGGTTCGCTGTGCTGGAGAATGTACCCGGCATTTATTCCTCGGCAGGTGGCGCTGATTTTCTGGAGGTGCTCAATGAGCTTATCAACATCAAACAAGAAGGCATTGCCCCGGACGAAACCCTGTCAATTTCTATGCCTGAAAGCGGCAAATGGTCTACGGCCGGTGAGATCGTGGGAGACGGTTTCTCCCTCGGCTGGCGGACGCTTGACGCTCAATTTTGGGGAGTCGCCCAGCGCCGCCGCCGCTGTTATATTGTCCTCGATCTTACAGGCGAACGTGCCGGAAAAATACTATTTGACGAAACGCGCCTGCGCGGGAATCCTCCGCCGTGCGGCTTCCCGTGGCAAGCGGCTGCCGGAAATTCTGCGGCTGGCGCTGGAAGAGCAGTGCCGTGCCTGATGGATCAGGGCGGCTCGAAGATGGAGATATCCGATAATATAACCGGAACGCTCCGATCCCAAGAACACGGGCATCAGCCCGTCGTGATTGAGTCGGCGGGTTTTTGTACCGAGCATTCGGCGAAAGCCCGGGGCGTGGGCTTTGAGGACGAGAAAAGCCCGACGCTCCGGTCCAGCGTCGTCCCCGCCGCCGTGATTTACGACGCCCGCGGCAACGGTGACGGCGAAACCGCGAACACCGTCACCGGCGACCACAACGGGCATATATCCGATTACACCGCACTGGCGGTCACGCCCCGCGCTTTCGGGATCTGCTCAAAGAACAGCAACAGCATGTTGTCCGATAATCCGCTCTCGGGCGTATATGAGGCCGCTACGTCCCGTACCCTCGACACCTCCGTCCCCGACCCCAACAAAAACGCGGGCGGCATGGCGATTGTGGCGTTCGCGCAAAATCAGCGCGACGAGGTGCGTGACCTCCGCGGCTGCGCAGGGGCGTTGGCCGCCGCGCCGGGGATGAAGCAGCAGACCTTTATCGCGTCGATAGAGGACAACGGTGCGCGCCCGAGGCATAGAGGTTCCGGCATCAGCGAAAACCGCGTAAGCCCGGCCCTCAACACAATCGAACGCCGCGCGGTCGCCTATCAGGACAAGGTCGGCGCGCTGTGTGCCAGCGACTACAAATTCCCACAAAATATGCAGGTTGAGCAGGGTAAGGCCGTGGTCGAGCGTGTGGTTGCCGAAAACTATCAGCACAGCGGCTATCGCGAGATCGATATGGCGGGAGTGCTCAAGGCGTCGGGCGGCGATTTCTCCGGCGGCGAGAACGGCGTGGCCGAGAATTGTCAGCCGGGCTCCGGTGGTTACATCGTGCGGAGGCTTCTTCCATCCGAATGCGCCCTTTTGCAGGGCTTCCCCCCGTGGTGGTGCACCGAGCTTGAGACGCCCGATCCCACCGAGGAGGATATCGCTTTCTGGTCAGAGGTCTGGGAGACGCACCGCAGAGCTATCAGCAAGTCCTCCAAGCCCAAGAGCCGCGCCCAAATCATCAAATGGCTGCAAAATCCACACAGCGACAGTAAGGAATACGCTATGTGGGGGAATGGCATTTGCCTTAACTGCGGGGTTTTCGTCCTCGGCGGCATTGTGTACTATTGCCGGATGACGGCCCCAAATGAGGCCGATAGTTCTACATCGGATTGCTCCGAAATGACTTGATATACTGTGACAAGGACGGTAATATGGGTTACAACGAAGGGCGGGAAACCCTTTGAAATCAAGGAAAACGGAGGATTTCACGATGAAACTCAGCTACCAGTTAGCGGGCGACAAACGCAAAAGTCTGGCGGGCGCGGTAAGCTCCGCGCTGAACGCCCCGGCCAAGTACCTCGGGATGCCGACCGCGAATTATGAAATCGGCGGCTATATCCTCACGAAGGCGGGCGAGCTTATCGGCGAGGACAATTCGGACTTGGAAATCACTCTGCGGGCGAACGGCTTCGAAACCGTCGAACGCGAGTATGACAAATCGGAAACCCACGCCCCGAAGCGCAAGGGCATCCTCGACACACTGGTCGACGAACTCAACGCCAACGCCGGGGAGGGCGAACATTGGGAACGGATGCACAGGCCGCCGACAATCATGGACAACAGCGGGCGGGAACACAATCTCGACGGCACATTCGCCCCCGCCATGACAGAGTGCGGGGAGTTTGGTCTTGGCAAAAAGCGCCGCGACCCCATCGGCAAGGACAGCCCGCAAGCAAGCGACATACCCGATACCGTTACAATCGAGATACCTTTCACCTCCTGCGGCGACCTTACCCTCGCGAAAACGAACCTCTCCGACCTGCTCCAAAGCAAAGCCACCCTTATCAACGCCGCCCTCGGCGAGGACGCATTTTGGTACGCATCGCCGGACGACTGCAGCCCCCAAAATCCCGGCGGCTGGTACGGTCCCGAGCCGCGCGACAACACCCTGCCGATTGAGTTTACGGACGACACGGTCAAATTCGAGTGGCTTCGCTTCGGCACGGACGCCGAGGTGGTGGCGGCTTGGAGCGCGTTCCTTTGCGCGGCGGTCAAGTTTTCAAAGAAGGCCAAACGCGTCACCGCAAGGGATGGGGCGGTCGAGAATGCGAAGTTCCATTTCAGAGCGTTTCTGGTTCGCATCGGCATGAACGGCGCCGAGAACAAAGCTCACAGAAAAACGCTGCTCCATAACCTGACCGGGGACGCCGCCTTTGCCACAGCCAAAAGCAAGGCCTGCTGGCAAGCGAAACATCTCAAAAAAGCGGAGATGGCGGACAATGGCTAACCGATATAAACTCAAAGGGGTACAAGGTTCGGGAACACCAACTCTTCGGCACATCTTCCCCGTTTGGCGCGGCGATAAGCTGCATAACTAACCACGAAATCAGCCGGGCGCAACCCGAATACACCAGTGTGACGGGCTGTGCCTCGTACAGATAGAGTTTGAAAGGCTTCCCCCTGTTAAGCGGCAGGCGGAGGTCTTTTTTCATACCCATTTTTTGCGAGAGAAGGAAACGGCCCCATGCGCAAGCTAAAACTCTACAAGCCCACGGTGTTCAAGGCAAGCGACAGCCGCTACGATAAGGCCGCTGCCGGCTACGCCGTGAACTTCATCGAAGCGTTATGCCATACCAAAGGCTCGTGGGCGGGAAAGCCCTTTGAACTCATCGACTGGCAGGAGCGCATCGTCCGTGACGTGTTCGGCGTCGTCAAACCCAACGGCTACCGGCAGTTCAATACCGCTTATGTGGAAATCCCGAAAAAGATGGGTAAGTCTGAGCTCGCCGCCGCCATCGCCCTGCTGCTCACTTGCGGCGACAGCGAAGAACGCGCCGAGGTCTATGGCTGCGCCGCCGACCGCCAGCAGGCCAGCATCGTTTTCGAGGTGGCGGCCGACATGGTGCGGATGTGTCCGGCGCTCGCCAAGCGGGTGAAACTGCTGGCTTCCGCCAAACGGCTGGTGTATCTGCCAACCAACAGCTTCTATCAGGTTCTCTCCGCTGAAGCGTACTCCAAGCACGGTTTCAACATTCACGGCGTGGTATTCGACGAGCTCCACACCCAGCCGAACCGCAAACTGTTTGATGTCATGACCAAAGGCTCCGGCGACGCCCGCACCCAACCGCTCTACTTCCTCATCACCACGGCTGGGACGGACACCCAGTCCATTTGCTATGAAACCCATCAAAAGGCGCTGGATATCATTGAGGGCAGGAAGTCTGACCCGACTTTTTACCCGGTCATCTACGGCGCGAAGGACGGGGACAACTGGACTGACCTTAAGGTGTGGAAGAAAGCGAATCCCTCGCTGGGCATTACCGTGGGGATAGATAAAGTCCGCGCGGCCTGTGAATCGGCCAAGCAGAACCCCGGCGAGGAGAACAGCTTTAGGCAGCTTCGCCTCAATCAATGGGTGAAACAGGCCGTCCGATGGATGCCGATGGCGAAGTGGGACGCTTGCGCGTTCCCGGTCGACCCGGAGGAGTTGAAGGGGCGCGTCTGTTACGGCGGGCTTGACCTGTCGTGGTCGAGCGACATCACGGCCTTTGTGCTGGTGTTCCCGCCCGCGAGCGATGATGACCGCTACACTATCCTGCCGTACTTTTGGGTGCCGGAGGAGAATATCGCCCGGCGCGTCGCCAAAGACCATGTGCCTTACGATGTGTGGGAACGGCAGGGCTGCCTGCTGACCACCAAAGGCAACGTCGTCCACTACGGCTACATCGAAAAATACATTGAGCGGCTGGGCGAAAAGTACAACATCCGGGAGATCGCCTTTGACCGCTGGGGCGCGGTGCAAATGACGCAGAATCTTGAGAACATCGGCTTCACGGTCGTACCCTTCGGCCAGGGCTTCAAGGATATGTCGCCGCCGACCAAAGAACTGATGAAGCTGGTGCTGGAGGGGAAGCTCGTCCACGGCGGCCACCCTATCCTGCACTGGATGATGGACAATATATTCATCAAGACAGACCCGGCGGGCAACATCAAGCCGGACAAGGAGAAATCTACGGAGAAGATCGACGGCGCGGTGGCGACCATCATGGCGCTTGATCGTGCCATCCGCTGCGGCAATGATACGGGCGAATCCGTGTACAACTCACGCGGATTATTGATTCTGTAGAAAGGTGATGCGTATGAACCCAATTAAAAAGCTCTTTGGCTTCCACTCCAGGGATAAGCCCACAAACAAAGTCGGCAGCGGCTTCAGCTTCCTGTTCGGCGGCACGGCCAGCGGCAAGGCGGTCAACGAAAAGTCGGCGATGCGGACCACAGCGGTCTATGCCTGCATTCGCATCCTCGCCGAGGCGATTGCGGGGCTACCTCTCCACCTTTACGAGTACAACGATACGGGAGGAAAAGAGCGCGTTCCCGATCATCCGCTGTATTATCTGCTCCACGACGAACCCAACCCAGAGATGACTTCATTTGTGTTTCGAGAAACGCTGATGAGTCATCTTCTTTTATGGGGAAACGCTTATGCGCAGGTCATCCGTGACGGGCGCGGCAACCCGCTGGCGCTGTATCCGCTGCTTCCTTCCAAGATGGAAGTCAGCCGTGCGCCAAACGGCGAACTGCTCTATTCCTATCGCATGGAAAAAGAGGAAAGCCGGGAGAAGCCGAACGGCGGCACGGTGATCCTGCGCCGAGACCAAGTCCTGCATATCCCTGGTTTGGGCTTTGACGGCTTGCTGGGATACAGCCCCGTCGCCATGGCGAAAAACGCCGTGGGGCTGGCAATCGCCACCGAGGAATACGGCGCCGCGTTCTTTCAGAACGGCGCGAACCCGGGCGGCGTGTTGGAACACCCCGGCGTGGTCAAGGCGCCCGACCAACTGCGCGAAAGCTGGTACGGACAGTTCGGCGGCAGCGGCAAGGCGCATAAAATCGCCGTTTTGGAGGAAGGTCTCAAGTTCCACGCCATCGGCATCCCGCCGGAGCAGGCGCAGTTTTTACAGACACGTAAGTTCCAAATCAACGAAATCGCCCGCATCTTCCGGGTACCGCCCCACATGGTGGGCGACTTGGAGAAATCCAGCTTCAGCAACATTGAGCAGCAGTCACTGGAATTCGTCAAGTACACGCTTGACCCCTGGGTGATCCGCTGGGAGCAGAGCTTACAGCAGTCGCTCATCCTGCCTGCCGAAAAAGGCAAGCTGTTCATCAAGTTTAACCTGGACGGCCTTCTTCGCGGCGACTACCAGAGCCGCATGACCGGCTATGCCACGGCACGGCAGAACGGCTGGATGTCGGCCAATGACATCCGGGAACTGGAGGACATGAACCGTATCTCCGCCGAGGAGGGCGGCGACCTGTACCTCATCAATGGCAATATGCTCCCGCTCAAAAACGCGGGAGCTTTCGCAAAATCGAAAGAAACAGAGGAAACCACATGAGGAAATTCTGGAACTGGGCAGAACCTGCCTCGAAGGTACGCGATTCCGACACGGACGAACGCACCCTCTATCTCAACGGCCCCATCGCGGAGGAAACTTGGTGGGGCGACGAGCAGACCCCGGCGGCGTTCAAAAAAGAATTGCTCGCCGGCAGCGGCCCCGTCACCGTCTGGATCAACTCGCCCGGCGGTGACGTGTTCGCGGCGGCGCAAATCTACAATATGCTGATGGAATACACAGGCGCGGTCACCGTCAAGATCGATGGCATCGCAGCCAGCGCCGCGTCGGTCATCGCCATGGCGGGCGGTAAGGTGCATATGTCTCCGGTCAGTATGCTGATGATCCATAACCCTGCCACGATTGCCAGCGGTGACAGCGAGGAAATGCTCAAAGCCAAAGCCCTGCTGGACGAGATAAAGGAAAGCATCATCAATTCGTATGCGTTGAAAACCGGGCTGTCCCGCGCGAAGTTGTCCCACCTTATGGACAACGAAACCTGGATGAACGCGCACAAGGCCGTAGAGCTTGGCTTTGCCGACAAAATCCTGTACGCGGACGGCGAAGAACCGGAAGATGGCACAGAGCCGAAGTTCGCGTGGAATAAGGGCGGCGTGTTGTTCAGCTGCGCGGCGGTCACCAACTCCCTGCTCGGCAAGATGCCGAAACCCAAGGCAAAAGAACCCGATCCCCCGGCGCCCGCTGAACCGGCGGGCATCCGGGCAGACAGCCTGTATCACAGGCTGAATCTCATCACCCATTAATTTAGAGGAAGAGAAAATCACATGAGCAAGATTATCGAACTGCGCGAAAAGCGCGCGAAAGCGTGGGACGCGGCAAAGGCATTCCTGGACACCAAACGCGGTGACAACGGGCTTCTGTCCGCCGAAGATACCGCGACTTATGACAAAATGGAAGCGGATGTCGTCGCGCTCGGCAAGGAGATCGAGCGGCTGGAACGCCAGGCCGTCATGGACGCGGAACTGGCGAAAGCCACCAGCGCACCCATCACCAACAAGCCCACGGGTGATTCCGGTGAAGAGAAAACCGGCAGAGCTTCCGGCGAGTACAAAAAGTCCTTCTGGAACGCCATGCGTGGCAGGAACACCACCGTGGTGCTGAACGCCCTGCAGGTCGGCACCGACAGCGAGGGCGGCTACCTTGTGCCAGAGGAATTTGAAACGAGGCTGGTTCAGTCGCTGGAGGAGGAAAACATCATCCGCCAGCTTGTCACTGTAATCACCACGGGCGGCGACCGTAAAATCCCCGTCGTGGCGGCCAAAGGCACCGCGTCCTGGGTGGATGAGGAAGGTGCTATCCCCGAAAGCGACGACAGCTTCGGCCAGATTTCTCTCGGCGCGTTCAAGCTGGCGACCATGATCAAAGTTTCGGAGGAACTTCTCAACGACAGCGCCTTCGATCTGGAATCCTACATTGCCCAGGGCTTCGGCAACCGTATCGGCAACCGCGAGGAGGAAGGCTTCCTGGCTGGCAACGGCACGGGCAAGCCTACCGGCGTCTTCAACGCCACCGGCGGCGCCCAGGTTGGCGTCACCACCGCGTCGGCTACCTCTATCACGCTGGACGAAGTACTGGACTTGTTCTACAGCCTCAAGTCACCCTATCGCCGCAACGCCGCGTTCATCATGAACGACGCCACGGTCAAGGCGATCCGCAAGTTGAAGGACTCCACCGGCCAGTACCTGTGGCAGCCTTCTATTAAAGAAGCGACCCCCGACACCATTCTCAGCCGCCGGCTCTACACCTCGACCTATGTGCC